TCATCTTGGGAAGAAGCGCTAGCAAAAAGACTGGATGAACTTAATATCGCGTGGATACGGCCAACGCAACCAATACCGTGGACAGATCTTAATGGTACTACGCATAATTATTTTCCCGATTTCTTTTTAACAGAATATAATTTATACCTCGATCCGAAGAATCCTATTGCATATAATGTACAACGAGCTAAAATTGATATTATAACGAAGCAACTCAACAATCTTACAATTTTAAAAACATTAAAAGAATGTCAGTCTTTTAATGTTTAACGCGCCAGTAACTCAGTTGGTCAGAGTACGAGCCTTTTAAGCTTGGAGTCGAGAGTTCAAGTCTCTCCTGGCGCACTTAAATAGACAAATGCTTGCTTGCCTTATTTAATTATTAAATTATTATAGGAGTATGAAACTTATCTCCGGTATTAGTCTTATTGTATTTGCTATCTTTTTGTTTATTATTTGTCCAATTGCTTTAATTGCCGCAATTAATACGTTGTTTAACTTTCATATTCCATATACTATTGAAACTTGGTTTGCTTCTGCCATGTTGTATTATTCCTTTTCACGGCCAGGCCGTTTTATTAGCACAAAAAAGAAAGACTAATGCATCAATACGTCATTGAACGCTGGACGGGAAAGGCATGGGGTGCTTCTTTATGCTCACCATACAAGACAATGTCAGAAGTTACTAAGCATCTCAGGGATTATTCGTGGCATTATACAACTGAAAATCCTTATCGTATTGTAGATTATAAACCAAAAAAGAAAGTTCAGCGCTATACCTCAAAGTATAATTCTCAAGCTTGGAATTCTGATGCAGGAATGGTTGTAAGCATTTAATTTATAACGAGTTAAGTTATTTTATAAATTTGTAAAAAACTAATTGCTTTAGCCGTTATTTAGGCTAATATATGTATAGATTTTTACACTAAAGTTTCATCGTACATAAGAGATGGCCTGTGAGAACCTAATAAATAAACTCGACTATTAAGCACTATGATCTTTGACGAACAAATTAGCCGCAAACCAAACAACTATAAATGGACAGAAGAATTCGTGGAGGCAATGCACAATGGCTTCTGGACAGATAAGGAATTCAGCTTTAAGTCCGATATTCAACAATTTAAAGTTAATTTAACCGATCAGGAGAGAGAGGCTGTAATTAGAGTTCTTTCAGCTATTGGTCAGATTGAAGTATCAGTTAAGACATTCTGGGCACGTTTAGGTGATAATCTCCCACATCCCTCTATCTATGATCTTGGATATGTTATGGCTAATACAGAAGTTATTCATAACAATGCTTACGAGCGTCTTCTTTCCGTGCTTGGTTTAGAGGATATCTTTGAAAAGAACTTAGAACTTCCTTGGATTCAAGGCCGAGTAAAGTATCTTAAGAAATATACAAAGCGTTGTTTTAAGGATTCTAAGAAGCAGTATCTCTATGCTATTGCTCTCTTTACTCTTCTTATTGAGAACGTATCACTCTTCAGTCAGTTCTACGTTATCAATTGGTTTGCACGTTTTAAGAACGTTCTCAAGGATACCGATCAACAAGTAAAGTATACACGCAATGAGGAGAACATTCATGGTCTTGTTGGTACGAAGATTATCAATACAATCAGAGAAGAGTATCCTGAGCTCTTCGATAAAGAGCTTGAAGATAAGATTCTTCATGAAGCTCACGAAGCATTTAAAGCTGAAGCAAAAATTGTTGATTGGATGTTAAACGATATTAATGAAGAAAATCTAAATGCCCCTCTTCTTAAGGAGTTTATTAAGAACAGGATTAATGAGTCGTTAGAGGGTATTGGCTTTCATAGACCATTTGAAGTTGATAAAGAGCTGTTAAAAGCTTCGAACTGGTTCAACGAGGAGTTACATGGCAACAACTTAACAGATTTTTTTCATTCCAGACCAGTAAATTATTCAAAGAAGTCGCAAAGTTTTTCTGAAGACGATTTATTCTAAGCTAGAAATTGCAAATTTATAAATTATAATAAAATTATGGTAACAGAAAAATATTATTGGCTTAACAAAGATTCGCGTAAGTTTCTTGAGCGAGGCTATCTTTTAGAAGGTGAGACTGCCGAACAGCGTATTAGTGATATCGCTAAAATTGCTGAGAAGTATCTAGGTGTTAAAGGGTTTGCTGATAAGTTTGAAGACTACGTCTCGAGAGGATGGTTCAGCTTAAGTTCACCGATTTGGTCAAATTTCGGACGTAAGCGTGGAATGCCGATATCATGTTTTAATTCGCATATAGAAGATGATATGGATTCTATTCTCTATAAGATGGCTGAAGTAGGGGTCATGTCGAAGGTAGGAGGCGGTACTTCAGGTTATTTTGGTGACGTGCGGCCGCGGGGCGCTAGCATTTCTACAGGAGGCGAGGCAACAGGCGTGCATCATCAATTAACTGTTTTTGAATCATTGACAAACTACATTTCACAAGGTAACGTGCGCCGCGGATCATTTGCAGCCTATCTCCCAGTGGATCATGGAGATATTGAAGAATTTCTTAAAATTCGCGGCGAAGGTGATGAAATTCAAAATCTTTCAATTGGCGTGTGTGTATCAGATGATTGGATGAAATCTATGATTGACGGTGATAAGGATAAGAGAAAGCTTTGGGGTAGGATTATTCAAAAGCGTTTTGAAACTGGATATCCATATATATTTTTCACTGATAATGCTAACAATAATAAACCACAGATCTATAAAGATAAGAACATGAGGATTAATGCAAGTAATCTTTGTAGCGAAATTTTTCTACCTTCATCAAAAGATGAATCGTTTGTTTGCGATTTATCGTCTTTAAATTTATTACATTGGGATGAATGGAAAGATACTGATGCTGTTGAAACTCTGGTTTATTTCCTAGATGCTGTAATGACAGAATTTATTATCAAAACAGAAGGTGTTAAATTTATGGAACATGCTCGTAATTTCGCTGTTAATCATCGAGCACTTGGTGTCGGAGTACTTGGATGGCATTCGCTTCTTCAATCGAAAATGATTGGATTTGAAACCATGACTGCTAAAATGCTTAATGGTCAAATTTGGAAGCATATTAGAGAGAAAGCGGACCATGCCACTGAACAGCTTGCGGTTTTATTAGGCGAACCACCTCTTCTTAAAGGTTATAAGCGTAGAAATACGACGACACTAGCTGTTGCACCGACTACATCCTCATCATTTATTCTTGGTCAAGTCTCACCTTCTATTGAACCTCTCGATTCGACGTACTATACAAAAGATCTTGCAAAGGGTAAGTTTACATATAGAAACCCTTACCTTAAAAAGCTTCTTAAAGAAAAAAATAAACACGACGACGATACTTGGTTATCAATTCTTAAACATGGAGGATCGGTTCAACATTTAGACTTTTTAACGCAGGAAGAAAAGGATGTATTTAAAACATTTGGTGAAATTTCGCAAAAAGAAATTGTCATACAAGCTGCAGCACGGCAGAAATATATCGATCAAGGTCAATCATTAAACTTAATGATTCCACCCGAAACAAAACCAAAAGATGTCAATGAGCTTATTATCTTTGCGTGGGAGCAAGGTATAAAGAGCCTATATTATCAGCGTAGTGCAAATCCTAGTCAGTTGCTTGCGCGCTCTATTCTTGCATGCACCTCTTGCGAGGCGTAGCTGATTTATGAAAGTAGGGTATGATACTGATCAGTTCATAAAGGACGCTATAACGGTTCACGGTAATCTATACGATTATTCCCTATGCAAGTACAGCGGTCATACAAAAGATATTATAGCTATATGTAGCAAGCATGGTCAGTTTAAACAAAATGCTTACAGGCACCTTAAAGGCAAGGGATGCCGACAATGCGGCCACCTTAAACGCATCGAAAAATGGAGAATACAACATGTAGTTTCAGATGATGAATTTATAAAAGATCATTATTCAAAACATGGTGCGCAAATTTGCGCCGATGCTCTCAATAAGCCTGTTCAGTTTATACATCTTCGAGTTCGTCAACTAGGTATACGCAAAAATCAACCAAAATTAATACATCAATATGTACCTGCGAGACTTTGGACAAACATTATTAATAATGCTAAGCTCAGAGATCTTGAAGTAAGCATTACGCCAGACGATATTTGTACGTTATACAATGCACAAGATAAAAAATGTGCTTTATCAGGGCAGCCGTTGTTTTTATGTGCCGATGCGAAGATAAGCACAGTATCGGTCGATAGGATAGATTCCAAGTTAGGTTATCACAAAGATAATATCCAATTGGTGTTAAAACAGTATAATCAGGCAAAGATGGACTTATCAGATAGAGAATTCTTTAGTCTTTGCAAATCTGTATATTTTAATTTAAAAAATAAATTCGAATAAATAATTCTATGAGATTAGAGGCATTAATGGAGGCAGTTAAATCTGCATTAAATACAACAGAATCATTTTTAGAATTTCTTCACAAGCGCTTAGCTGGAGCCGTTAAAATTGAAGCGATGACCAGAAAGAAAGGTGGCTACAGTCTTCTCACAGCTATTCATTATAAGGCTAAAATGAAACCATATAAAGATGCTATTAAACATGCTAAGAAGGAAAACAGAGATAATCACTATAAGATGATGGCTGATGAGACGTATAAAAAGCTCAAAGATTGGGATAAAATGTCGCAACGTGAATTTCAAGCTGCGATGGGTATCTTAGAGGTTTACGGAGAGGTCTATATCCGCTCTACAAAACCAGAGAGCATTCGGTTGTAAGCATGTACAGAGAAGAGAAAATAGAAAAGGTAGTTCTCACAAAAGAAGAATATATTTGGTATCAGCAAAGACGTAAGGAGTGTAAGGTTTACGATCCTGATAGTCGGCCTTATCAATTTGCATTTAAGAAAAAGAAAGCCTATTATAAACGGTAACATGAATAAAGCGTTTATTGCTGCATTAAGTTTATCTATTTGCAGTATATTTGCCGGTACCACTAACACCATCTCCTACGTTACTAACGATAAATTAGACATTATAAATATTGATATGAAGCAGAAGTATAATCTTGATATCAAAAAGGATCATTCACTACTTTTGACCGGGTACACTATACAGGATCCTATTTCTAAGCTTATCAAAACGTATTCCGTTTTGCATTTAGATTTTTAATTATGAGACCTTCTTGGGAACAATATGCTTTAGCTTTAGCTGAGACAGCTGCTATGAGAAGTGAGGACCCCTACGTTCAAGTAGGGGCATGTGCTTTAGATTATGATAATAGAGTACTTGGGGTAGCGTATAATGGTCTAGCGCCTGGTACAACAATGTCAGATTACTTTTGGGCTGATCGGGATGGAAGGCGCCCGTATATCTTACATGCTGAAACAAACTTACTCTCCTTGTTTAAGCGCGGGGAAGGTCGATTGATTGCATGTACGTTGTTACCATGTTCATGTTGTGCACGACAAATTATTTCCCATGGAATAAAGAAAGTTGTCTATCGAGATAATTACACTAAGGATATGCGTGCTTTGGATATATTTAAATTTTATGGGATCGAAATTATTCAGTTGCAATCAGGTGCAAATTCGCCTAGTATTAAGTCGTAATGAATACAACGTCACCATCCATTGAAGCTAAAGTAGCCAAAATTATTTATAATAATCTCACACCTTTTGTTGTAAAGGCTTCTATCCATCCTATTCTTGGTAAATTCAATCTTCATAATAATAGGTTGCTCAAGAAAATTAATATTAAGGCTAAGATGTTATATTACATGAGCTATGAACCTGATACTCTTGTTAAATCTTCTTACGAACGTGGAGGTGAAGATAATATTGAAAATGCATTGCTTACCATTCAGGAACTGGTTCGTGGTGATTATCATGCTGATCATAAGGAGTATATTTTCAAACGAATAGAATTTTTAGTTAATGAAGCAATGAGTGCACTTTACGATCGTAATCATCAGGATTGGCTTACAAAAATTGGTACAGCTATTCGAACAGCAAAGAATCTGAAAGCTAAAAAGATAACTAAGTCTGACACTAAGAAGAGCGTAAAGACTGTCATAAAGCCGCTAAAGAAAACAATTAAGCGTCGACGTAATAAAAAGGGACAATTTATTGCCAATCGTCGATCACGATAATAAATTATTATAATGTCAAGCGATACACTTAAAAAAGATTTGAAAATTCTAGCTGATGCTCAGCTTGCTTTTGAACTGAACGGTTGGAATAATATTGGTAGCATACAAAAAGAGTTACAATCAAACTCACTTGAGTGGGGAACTGTTTATGAGAAAAATGGTAGAACTTTTTACCTTAATATTCTATCTGCATCAAAAGCGCTTCAGCTTTTAGGAAGAGCTGACTGATGATAGGTAAATCTTTTGATATTACGTTTAAAGGTATAGAGTATAGTATTGACGTTTTAAAATCAAAAGGTCAAACGTCTATTTACGTTGAACATGCTAATATTGATGATGATGTTGAAGATGATGAGCTTCTCAGTCTTACACAATACCTTATCGAAGAAGGTTTCGTAGAAGCTAAAAATATTGAATAAAAAAAAGCGCCCTTAAGGGCGCTTTTTTTGTAGATATTAGTAGTAAAGTTTACTTTGTAACTTTTCTAGCGTTTTTTGTTTCCTGAATATTTTTACGCTCTGCTCGTGCATATTTTACAATCTCTTGAAGAGATTTACGTGCACGGGCTCCAGCAGCATTATTTCCTGTATAAAACTTTTCTGCATCAGCAGCGAAAGAAGTGGTAAGTTCAGTTAGGACAGTTGATGTATTGGTTGACATATAATAGATTTATTCTTGTTTATATATTTTTCAACTCATCGATGGTTGTTCTGGGCTATCAGCAGGTAGAGAGGCAGAAGAACCTAACGTGCTGCTATCAGTATGTCTAGAGTCTTTAGTTTGTGGTAACTTATGTTTTTTCTTTACCAGTCCCTTTCTCTCTTTAAGTTTTCTATAGAGATTAATAGCTCTACGTCGACCTTCTTCTGTTTTTAAGTATTCTTTAAATGTCATTTATCTTTTGAAATAATATATTCTCTTTGCTTTTCTGCCGAGCCATCAATATACGCTCTCCAAGCAATTAGGCCTTGTACAACGAGATTAATAATAATTGTTGCCCAGTGAACAGGTGTAATATCCTCCCATCCTGAATCATGGCATGTATAATGACCTAGGTCATTGCCAAGTGATGTAAGAGAGGCAGCTAGTATATACAATACTAGCTTACCGTAAACATTATTGAAGAAAGGCTCTCTACTATTTTCATCTATGCTATTCACATAGATATTTATTTAATATAACCAAATAAACGTTGATAACTTTGATGTGCATTATCAATCCAATCACAGATTTGTGGTCCAAGAACTTTATCGTAATCAGGTGTTAATGGTTTAACAGACTTTCTAATAGTATGAAGATTTGATGCCAATCCGTATACCGAATCATCCTCTTTAACGGTTTGTTCAACATTATTAAAATCATGCTTATAAGGCTCAAGATCGAGATAATTATAAATTTTATTCATTTCTCGATCAGGATAGCTTGTAAGATCTTCAGCACGAACATATAAGAAATTCTTATTGAGGCCTTCATGGAAGCATTGATTGAGTCGTTCGAGAGCGAGTCCAACAGGAGGACTTGCAAACCACTGATCTACTCTCTTCGCCGTATTAGTACCCGTCATATGCGCATGATTTTGAATCTCCTGATGATATTCTTGATTGTCCCTATAGAGCTTCTCCATAGAACTAATAATGCTTTTCATGTTCCTAACCATGACAATACACTTCATATCATAGGGCATAAACTTATTAAACCAGCCGTGATGAATAGTAGCGCCTCGTGTTTTAATACAAATATTAGGTTTATCGGTATATGTCTTTGCATATCCCTCAAGACCACCCCAACAGAACCCACGCCAAGAACGTTCAGCTACTTCAACATCAATTGCCTTTACCTCGGGTGTTGATGTGTAATTCGCTCTAGCGCCGTATAGATATTCTAAAACACCATCGGTAGGTGTTGCACAGATCTCAGGATTTTGATTAAGAATACATTGTAGCAAGGTCGACATCGACCGGGGCATAGAAGAATTAAAGAATATCATGGTTATACTGTTATTGTATGATTATTAACATCAAAATCAAATAATAATTCGCCACCCTTTGTTCCTAGCAAGGACTCAACAATTTCTTCCCTATTAAAGATTTGATTAAGATCGGAGTAATCACATTGATAAAAATTACTACCAATCCAATCAGCCTGATCGAGATAATGATCAATTTGATGACCAAAGTTTTTATGTCCTTCAGCTATAATGTTCTTATGTATCTTATAACCAAATACATCAGGATCATTTGCAATCCAACAAACAGTTGCTTGTTTACCAAAAGCTGCTGCGGCATGTTGAATTAAGGAATCAATACCAAGAATCTTATCAGCTAATACTACATGACAGAAAAGGTTACGTAAGTTATCTGTTACACGAATTGTATTAATGAGCTCAGGTTGATTCTCGCGTCTTACATGAAGTATCTTTTTAAAATTACCCGATACTGTATTGACAACATCTTGGGCTATAGATGGTGGGAGGTCTCTAGCCCAGCTATAAGGATGTTGCTGATTCTCAGCTCCACCTGATGATTGAATTAATAATATAGGACCGTCTTTCTGAAGATTTTTCTCCACATACATAAGCTCTCTTTGTGTAAGAAAGAGTTCAGGTTTTTCACCAGTTGTTGGAATACAGAATAGATCACACCAAATTTCACTGAGGTGCTTTCTGCGGTAGAGAAAATCTTCTGTATGATAAGGTTCAAGTCTTAAAATCCTTGACTCCTTGTTCTTTACATAATCATCATAAAAATAAGGAAGATTGCCAAACTTATATACTCTGTATACATTCGGATTATGTAAGAAGATCTCCGGCCACGCTGTTACGACAACAAGCTTATGTTCAGGATAAGCAGTCTTGATTGAACGACAGACAGCTGTAGCAATAATGTTTTTACCTGCTCCTCCATCAATGTGAAATATAATATATTTGTCCGGCATATAGATATTTTATATACAAAAAAACAGTATTCAACATTAAATAATTATAACTTATTATGACTGAACCACAGATTCCCTTAGCATATGCTTCTTACAATCCGTCTTACGTAGTAAATCGCTCTCAATACGAACAAGGTATATATGTTGAGATTGTCGGTGATAGTCGTTTTCCTGCAATTTCATCTATTGTAGTAACTGACAATGCATGGCCAGATAATACCCAAGCCTATATTCCTTCTGACGTTAAACTCGGTACCCAACCCCTTTCAGGTAGTTTCTGGTCACCTAATAACCCGCCACCTTCTCTTACTGCTGTTAGTATCTATCCAAAGTTCGCTACTCTTAATTATGTAGTAAACTCTGAAGACTTTATCGTAGGTCAGGGGGGGTTTACAACAATTACAGCTGGTGGTTCGGCCTACGGTACATTTGGTGCTTTACAGATTCTCGGTACAAATGCAACCTTCAACGGCCTTACAGCTACTGGAAGCTTTGTTGGTGCTATAACTGGCGTTTCAATTGCTTCAACTGTTGGTATTATCTACGGCCCGTTTACTGGAGTTGCTTGTAGCGCTGGTGGTCCCGTTATCGTATACAACGCCTAAAAAACTTTTTTAACTAAAAGTTTCTCTTTGTGATAAATTTAGTGACAAGGGTCACTAAATAGTTTTATCATATATGATGCGCGCGATCAAAGAGATTGTAGATCAGCTTTTGAATAAAAAGAAGCTCGATCCTGCTCCGGTTACCGTGTACAAAACTCGTGCACAAATTATCGCCGAAGGTAGAGGTGCTTGTATTCACCGCCGTACAAGAAAATATACTAATAATTAGTTATGTTGTAATAAATGTGTTAGCTAGCGTACCGTCAATACAGATGTATCTAAAGTGATAGGTTTGTGTTGTACCTATACTACTTAGAGCAACAATATATGGAGCTCCATTTGAATTTTGATAGTTAGGGAATGTAGCATATACACCCCCCCAGTCCACATAAACAACACCGTTACTAGGCAACGGGTTAAAGATAAGAATATCAACCGTACTCCCTGCAGTAAAATTGATAGGAACAATTTTAAGTGGGCTAGATACAGAATTAATTGTTCCATTTTTATAGGCATGAAGATGAATGAGCGTGTCTTTTGAAAAATCAGCACTAATAGCTGTTGTATTTGTAACAGTTGAAATATCTGTAAAGTTTGAAAACGATTTACCTATTTGCGCTTTAGTTGCTGTAACACTATTTAAATATGTATTAGATTGTGCACTCAAAGGTGCAAGGAAATTAACAGCAGGTAAGCCGTTAGTACCTATATTCATAGGTAATCCACTAGCCATAGGATCGGCTCCAATATTATTACCACTTAATAGTAAACCACCGGTATATAATTCTAACGAGCGTAAACCACCGTTAAGAATATTAAAATTTTTACCATCATTTTCTATAGTTAGAGCTGAAGCACCAGGGGAATTAGAAGCAAGAGATAAAGAATTTGCTGCTAGATAAAGTGTATCAAAAGGATTGCCTAAAGAACCTAAACTAAAAGTATTACTCGATGGAACAATATTACTACCTATAATTATATCGCTATTATCTACAGTATAAATCTCACTACCACTAAAAGCAAAATTACCTGTATTAAAATTACTTGCAATAATACTAGCAAGATCAACACCACCGGAGAGGTACTGTCCGGTAACATTAAGATTACCATTCATTGTACCGCCATTGGCAAATTGCTGAGCCACTGATCCACCGCCGCCGCCGAGATCCAAAATTCTCCTAGCGTATTTTGTAACATACTCTTCGATTAATTTCTTAACATCTTCTATTTTTTCAGGTTGTTTTTCAGCTACGACTTTTGTTGTAAGTTTATCAAGATCGTTAATATACTTGC